AGATATGATGCGACAATATAGCTATTCGGAGACCGGAGAGCTTAACCAAATGTATCTGGACATGATTGAGGATATGTGATATCCTACCACATAGAATATGCTCCCACATAGGGATGAACCGCCGGCATAATACGCTGGCGGTATTCTTATGCCCACGATTTTCACTTGCGATTTTTATATTTATTTTCACCCCTTATATTTACTTGCACCGCTTATATTTAATTTATATAAATCTAACACTTATATTCATTTGCACTCCTTATATTTACTTGAACCGAATTTCATGTAACTGGAAAAATAAATATAAATATAAATCGGGCCTAATCGGTGAAAATATTTCGGGTAATTTTTTCCCATATGGAAACACTTTTTGAAACAAAAGGTTTTTGGCTTCTATTCCCTTTCGGCTCACACCCCATCCGGGCTAAAATTTTTTTGGGGAGTAAAAAACCTATAAGGAAGATATTTATAGAAAACGCAAGGGATGATACGGCTTAAAGGATTGATACCAATTAGAATACTATGGGAGACCGGAGAGGGCTCGGCCAAACCATACGGGTACGATATGGTGTATTCGGGAGGAACTATGAAGGATTGGGAGTTTAAAACCGATTCGGGTGTGCAATATACGATGACGATTAGCTTGAAACGTAAAACCGTATCGAAGGTGAAGAATACGGTTGAGTGGTATGTGGATTTCAGAATAGAACCGGGTTCTGCGGGGAACACTCAGATGAGTAGGTATGGAGATACAAACCGCGGTGAACTATATCGGGTGATGGCTACGATAGTTGCGATACTGCGCGAGGAAATTCGAAAGGACGGGGCGCCGGATACTATACGGTGGATTGCCGATGACCGCCGTACCCGGCTATATGGACAGTATATCAAAAGGGCGTTTCCCAAAGCCGTAACAAAGATTAGTGGTAACGAAGTGGTAATGAAATTAAAAGGATGAGAGAAGAAGAATATAAGAAGATAGCAAATGGCTTTGGGTGCACGGTCGGCCTCGCGACGTTCATTCCGGCCGGATTACGTATAAAAGAAGACCCAACCCGATACATACTACAAGCCATTGATATGGGTGTGTATCCAGCCATGCAAAGGAGGGTATTGACAGGTGAGTGGGGGCGGAAGGGCGAAATCGCACGCTACCGAGAAACATTAAAATGGTTAAGAAATGATAAGGCAAAATCCACAAAGGTATAGCCGGGTAGGTGATGAAGTGCTCGTGGCTGCCAATCCTCCGGCAGTAACCCCACTTGCCATCGGTCTTTCGCCGGAACGTGAACTCCTACCCCTATTGGAGGCAGATGGAATTATTGTGGAGTGCGCGGGGCGGCTGCTTGTTAGCCCGAAAACACTCGCGAGTCTTTCTGCTGCACGAGAGGGCGGTGACCCACACTATTGGTACACCCGCAATGGTGAAGTAAAGACAGTATCCGGACTGGCTGCCCCTATGGGTGATGCCGTACCAATCATAAAGGTAGATGTTTCAGGTCTACAAGGGCTTGCGGCCCAACAGGAATTCGTTCTCCGTACCGCTGGGGTGACGGAAGTGGATTGGTCGTATGATGACCCTGGTCCGGTGCCAAAGGGGATTCTGGAGCAAATAAATTGGACTATTAGCCCATCTGCCGAAAGGCCTGCTGACCGGTGGAGGTTATCGGATTTGGGATTGGGTGCGGATTACTCCTATGCCACATTAAAGATTGCTCCACCGGCCGAGGGCGGCAGGATTGATTACAATGGAATTGCCGAAATAGTTAAGCGTGTTTCCGAACGTCTTGCCGACCTACGTGTGGATTTTAATCGTATTGGTGATATCTACTTTGATGGTGTACTACCCGAAGGTGTTGGGGAATCCGACCTGATTGTTTCCGCCATTACGGAAGTACCGCCGGCGCAAGGGCCCGACCCGAATCGCCAAAGGGTACGTAAGGAAACTCGTCTTGTGGGAGTGGATAGTGGACCAACCGAACGTGGTAATGCCGGTGCCGATGTGGTAACTGCCATTGGGGCTGCCGATTCTACTTCGGATACGACCCCACCTGCTGCCGAAGATACCGCTCCTACCTCTCCGGTTGATGAGGGAGGTCGTCGTACTATTGTGGACCGTGCGGTTGGTGTTGCAAATACTGCAATTCGTTTTCTGGGCCTCACTACTCCGGTTGGGCTTATATTCCGCGGATTGCGTAAATTGTTTCGCCGATGAGAGCCTTAATTTGTATCCTTGTGTTGGCATGGTTGCTTTGGCGAGGATGGATAGTGATTGTGCCGATGGATTGGTTTAGACGATATATATCGGTTTGAAAAAATGTTGTAATCCTAACGACGGATTAATTCCCCCAACCCCCTTATATTTATTTGTATGATAAGACTGAAAGATTTATTGAGTGAGACAGTAACCGATGTAAAATGGGTATCGAAAGCATATACATTTGCGTATTCACGTAAATTTCCATTTACACCAAAGATTGCAAAAATATTGAATGAAGGTAAACGTGTTCGGGCGTTTCACATTACAAGTATAAAAAAGTTAGACCAATTGGACTCACTTCAGGGTACTAAAAAGTCTATAAGTTGTATGACCCGCGTACCAAACGCATCTATGCGAGTAGATATACCCGGTATTTGGAACTCTGGCGTTATGTTTTATTTGGAGGGTACTTTATTAATTAAAGGCGATGATGATATAATGTCCGAACCAGATGAACAGGGCAGACGTTGGGCATCATTGATTGGTAATGTTTTTTTGGATTGGTGGGAGTTTCTTGAGCAGGATAGTAAATTAAAATCTATTTTAGATGATATAAACGGAGCTAAACTATTTAAATACTACACATCAGATAAATCTAAAAAGAATGTTAAAAATCGTGGTGAAATTTTAAGAAAATATGTAGAAAGGTATATACAGCTTGCTGAAAAGTTTGCTGAACAAAATAAAAGTGAATTGGCAGATGCATTTAATTTTGGTTTTGATGATAATCCCGATTCTTGGGATGAACTATTATTAAATGATATAAAATTGATAGATGTTATATGGGGTGCGGAACGGGATAGAAATAATATAATTGATAAAAATATCGTTAAGAACGTAAAATCTAAATTAAAGTCAATGGTGTCCGGCAAAGTTACAATTGCCGAAGATGATTCCGATATCAGAGTATTTGTGATGAAGGGTAGAATAAGAAGATAAACAAATAATTTTTAATTTCAAATATTTAATATAAAATAGGTTACTATGAATTGGTATGTAACAAGTACAGGGTATTCAAATTGGTCTAGTCCGAATCCATATTGGAATTGTATAAAAGTCATTTATGAATATAAAAGCCTTAGAAAAAATTGAAGGAGCGTGGATAAAGTATAATTGGGATTTCTTGAAAGAGCGTCAAACTATTCCATTCGGTGTATTGGTTTCCATAGTTGATATCATAGAAAGGTTTTATAAAAATAAATCGGCAAAGGAATTGGTTTTAATGAAAATAAATGGATTGCCGGCTTACATAGTTGTACATCGTAATGATTACAAAGAATTATTGAGCTGGTTGCAAGATAAATTTATAGAATTAGAAATGTTTGAAATATGCGCACGTATTCAATCAATTAAACAAAAAGTTGTATGAACAAAGTAGAAGAAATACTAAAATCATGGGCAATCCAATTAAGCCCAAATGATGAGCAAAACGAATTGGCGGCCAAACGTTTAGAAATTTGTAATAAATGCGAAAAGAAAAAGAAAAATTCGGTTGGCGTGTATGTGTGTTCCGAATGTGGCTGCGTTTTAAAATCAAAAGTTTTCACTCCGGCGGAAAAGGGGTGTCCATTAGGTAAATGGTAATGTATGATAACAGTCCCACAAACTCCAATAACTGATGCAAGTTTTAGAAAATGGAAGTGCTTCAAAATAGATGTAAAGGATGATGAATCAGGCGAAAACTATTGGTATTGGATTATACCATTAGTCGATGCCAGCGAAGAGGATTTTCTAAAGGTAGATGATTACTATCCACATATGTGGTCTTCCGAAAATGGTGAATTTATAGATGATGATGGAAATCACGTGTATTCTATTTTTATGTTTGATGATGATCTACCAGCATTAACTACCGAAGAAGAAGTGGAGATTATATACCAAATACTTACCAAAAAGGATTTATATAATTGATTATATTTTTTATTTTAAAATAAATACTATGTATATTGAAGGAATTATTGTATGCGTTGATTATTCTGATTTTTTGATGTACACACTACCTCAGGCTAAATTACATTTAGATTACATTGTAGTAGTTACATCTCCGGCAGATTATCAAACTCAAAAAATATGCAGTTATCATAATGTGGAATGTATAAAAACCAATGCATTCTACGAAGATGGGTCGGCATTTAACAAAGCTAAAGGTATTAACGAAGGTTTAAAATATTTATCCAAACGTGATTGGGTTATTCACATGGATGCCGATATATATTTACCCCCTATGACAAAAGATATTTTAAATAAAAAGAAACTAAACTCTGAAAAAATATATGGAGCAGATCGTTTAATGTGTCCAAATTACGAATCATGGGTAAAATATTTAAAAAATCCTAAAAAAATACACGATAATTGGATATTTGTACATTTAGATGCGTTTCCAATTGCGGCACGAGTGGCTGATTATAATGGCGATGGGTATTCCCCAATAGGATATTTTCAGTTATGGAATCCAAATAAATCAAATATAAAAACTTATCCGGAAGAACATGGTTCTGCTGATAGAACCGATATGATTTTTGCTAAAAAATGGCACACCTCTATGCGTGAATTATTACCAGAATTGGTGGTAATACATTTAGATTCGGAAGATGCCACTGTTAAGAATATGGGAAAAAATTGGAATGGTAGAAAAACTAAATCATTTGAGTATTATAGTCCAAAATCCAAAAAAATTTGGATTAAATTTTTATTATTAGGTATTGGTGTAATTTTGGGAGTTGTATCGGTTTTAATATATCTTAATTATTTTCAAAATAAAATTTGGTAATTTAAAAAAGTTTTCGTATATTGTAGTAATAAACTATTACAATATGAACAAAACAGAAACAGATCTGCTGCAGTCTTATAACGCATTTATAGCACTACTTAAAAAAGTCTTTAAAGGAGACAGATTAGAAAAACTACTGTATATGTACAGTGAGTCGCAGTTGGGACAGGAATTAGCAATTGCACCTGCCAGTGGTAAATTACACTTTCACAATGCATATATCGGTGGATATGTAGACCATGTGATGAATGTTGCGAAAAACGCCTTTAAGATGAAAAAATTATTTGAAGATGGTGGTGGATTTGTGGATTTTACAGATGAAGAGTTATTCTTTGCAGCCCTTCATCACGATTTAGGAAAGTTGGGAGATGGTGTTAGCCCAAATTATTTGCCTCAAACTGATGAATGGGCACAAAGAAAGAAAAATGAATATTTTATACACAATCCAGAACTGCATTATCTTGATGTTACCCATCGCGCAGTTTGGTTACTAAACAAGTATGGTATCTCTTATACAGAAAAAGAAATGCTCGGAATCTTTTTGGCAGATGGACTTTATAATAAAGCAAATGAAAAATATTTTATAGTATACAACGAAGATTTTAGATTGAAAACCGAATTGCCATACATTATTCATTGGGCAGATCACATGTCTTGCAGACAAGAAAATTCTCAATGGAAAAATTCTTAAAGAATTAAATACTTATATAAAACGCACACTTCTATGAATTGGAAATCTTTTAATTTTGATTTTATTAAAATGAGTAAGAAGGAGTTTATGGATACCATTATCCTATATACTACGACATTACTTATCACTTTGGGGATGGTTTACCTGCTATTTCCTAATTTCGTAAAAGGGCTTACCGATGTAAGTACAATAAGAACAAACGTTTCTACGATTGACCAAAAAATAGATAGTGTAAAAACTGGACAAAACCTTTTACATGAAAAGGTTGATGTCATTATAGAAAATCAATATAATTTTACGGGCTCTACACTTGATTCTATAAGACTATTAAATCAGAAAATTGATATTTTGCAAAACGCAACTTATCAAAATAATAGACTTGTTAATCAAAACTCACGAGATTTACAAACTCTCAAACAATTGTATTACGAAAGGCAGTTAAATGATAATAACGGAAATAAGGTTTCATCTTTAGAGGGTTTGTTTAGAAAACAATAGTAAAGTTTTATTGGTTTATTGTTAACCATAAAATTTTTAAGATGAAAACATTATTTTTAGGAATCTTATTATTTTTATCCATATCGGTAAAAGCTCAAATACCCGATTCTCTCTTAAACGAAGAAACTAAATCATTATATAAATTTATAAACGAATGGTGGCGCACACCATATCGGTATGGTGGTAGTAGTAAGCGCGGAATAGATTGTTCAGCATTTACACAATCTTTGTACAAAAAGGTATACGATGTTAATATACCAAGAGTAGCATCTCAACAATATAAAGTAGGTAAAACGATTACAAAAGAAGAAGTAAATACTGGAGATTTAGTATTCTTTAGAAGTTCAGGTCCATCGGGTTGGCACGTTGGTGTTTACCTAATAGATGGATGGTTTCTACATTCGGGAACATCGAATGGTGTTTATGTAAACAATTTAAGTGAAGAAAAATATTCTAAAAAAATAAGAGGTTTCAAACGTGTTATGTGATTTTCTGATATTTATTATTGAAACAAAAACTTTTAACTATGAACGCACTTTCACTTTTTATTTCTGAACTAGTTTTGAGAACTTTTTCTTCAAAACCTAAGTTCTTCGTAACCATCCAATGGTTGTCCATCGTAACGGGTGGTGTTTCTGCAATTATTTCTTATCTACAAACAACATCAGTACAATTACCAGAGTGGGTTGCAACCGTCGGTAATGCAAATGTAATGGTTGGATCAGTAGTTGCTCTTATATTGGCACAATTGACAAACAAAGACCCAGAGGTAGCTACTAAAATTGATGCTCTTCACGAGAAGTAATTCAGAAATTATTTCAGGTAAAACTTAAAAAGTATGACGTATTGTCATACTTTTTTATTTGGTATAGTAATTGAATTATAATAGACATTAAATAACCTTAAAAACTTAATTACTATGTATTACAAAAAATACGATGCACTTGATAGGATTTTTGATTCGTTTTTTAACGATACGATATTTACTACAACTGAATATCAATACGAAAATTCCAAATTGGCAATTGAAGTATTGGATGATAAAGCACAGATTGCTTTATCAGTATTAGGACACTCTAAAGATGATATTACAATTGAATTACACGAAGATTCTATTGTAGTAAAATCGGCAGAAAAGGAAATGACATCTATCCAAAAGCAATTAATTTCAAAAGTTAATGAAAAGATTGCCGTAGGTAAAAAATTTGATGGAGAAAAAGCCGAAGCAAAGATTTTAAATGGTGTTCTCTATCTTACCATTCCTAAAAAAGAGGAAGCAAAACCAAAACGTGTGGAAATTAAAGTTGATTAATTCACAAAAAAGTGTTATATTAATGGGTGAAGTCAGAAAAACTTCACCCATTTTTGTTTTATGGGGATATTTATACTTATAAACTTTAAACAAATGAATTATAAAGATAAAATAGAATCTCTTTTAGAATCTCTCGAATCTAAAATGTCTATAATTGAAAATGTGGCGAATGGTCGCATGCGATTGGATACGAATGACCTTATATTTGTTATCGAAGATTGTAAAAGAATCAGAGAAAAAATTAGTGAACTCATATCCATAGAAAGATAAAATGAATTGGCTTAAATTTTTAGTGGCTTTAGCTGCCTTTGTGGTAGCTGGCTGCGCTGCATATTTTTCAGTAACCGGTTTGGGAATACTATTCAGTGGTGCATCAATCGCCGTAATGGTAATGGCATCTGCGTTAGAGTTTTCAAAATTGGTAGCAGCATCATATTTAAAACAATCTTGGGATTCAATTGGTAAAGTATTAAAAATTTATTTGGTTTTGGCCGTAGTTATCTTAATGATAATAACTTCAGCGGGTATTTTTGGATATCTTTCTAACGCGTTTCAACAGCAAAACCTAAAAATTCAACAAGTTGAACGTGAAATATCCATTTGGGAGCAAAAAATCAACACGAACAAAGAACAAATAGAAATTTTTAACACACAATTAAATAATTTCCAGCAAAATCAGGGTAAAATAATTGATTTACAACAAGGTAATCGCGCGAATAGTAGACTTTTACGCTCAGTTGATAATAGAGATAGACAAATCACCGAAACTTCTGAAAAAATTGATGTTTTGCAAAGTGAAATCGTACAATATAACGATACTATTAACAAAATTAAGAATGCAAACATAGATATTGAGCGGGAAGTGGGTGGATTTCGTTTTGTTGCCGAAGCATTTGGAGTAGATTTGAACTCGGTTGTAAAATTTTTCATATTTTTGATAGTTTTTGTGTTTGACCCATTGGCAATTGCTCTGGTCATCGCGTTTAATAACTTAATTAGACAAAATTCCGAAAAAAAATCAACTCCAAACGATGGAATTAGAGTATTTAAGGTTTATGGTGATGATAAAGACGATAATATCATAAATTTATCCGAAAAAGATTCAAAAATACTTGAAGAAACATTAGAAAATCCCCCAATTCCGAATGATGCACTAAAAACTGCGGCAGATGAGTATAAAAACGTGGTAGAAAGTGAAAAAAACGAAAAACCTGAGCAAGATTGGTTAAATGCTTACAATGGGCAACCATACTACACAAATCCTGAGTTTCCGTGGGATAAAAAACATCTTTGGCAGAATGACCAAAAGGCAGTCAACCATTGGATGAACAATAAGGGCCTCGGTAATTATTAATATTTGGTTTTTTGATAAAATTTTGTTATATTTAGGTAATAATTAATATTATGAATTTAGGTTACGCTTGTATAAACTTATCATTGGGTAAAAAGATTACCACAAATCGAAGTATGGTTAAAAAAACTCTTGATAGTAAAGGATTGGATTACGTGTCAGAACTTGCACTTAAAAACGCAAGTGATATTATCAAAATATTGGAATGGAATGTAGCAAACGATATTTACTTTTTCAGACTATCATCTGCCATCATTCCTTGGGGTGACCATATTGATATTACTGCCTTAAAGGATTACAAACAAATTGCAACCGAGCTCAGAAAGGCAGGTGATTACGCCCAATTGATGGGTGTTCGTATTACATCGCATCCTGGTCCATTTGTAGTTCTTACATCCCCTAAAGAAAGTGTAGTCCACAATGCAATCGCAGATTTGGAACTACACGCTAAAATATTCGACCTAATGGGGCTAGAACGTTCTCCTTACAATAAGATAAACATACACTGTAACGGCGTTTATGGCAACAAGAAAGAGGCAATGGATAGATTCTGTACCAATTTTGATAGATTATCGGAATCGGTTCGTTCTCGGCTTACCGTTGAGAATGATGATAAGGCATCTATGTATTCTGTAAAAGATTTACTATACGTACACAATAAAATCGGTATTCCGATTGTGTTCGATTATCATCACCATCAATTTTGTACAAGTGATTGGACGGAAGAAGAAGCACTGAAAGCAGCAGCTACCACTTGGCCAAAAGGCATAACACCGGTTGTGCATTATTCCGAATCGAAAGCATTGCACGAAAACAACATCAAAGAAAAACCACAAGCTCACTCTAATTATATTAATTCACTCCCCAATACATACGAATTGGATGTAGATATTATGGTTGAAGCGAAAGCAAAAGAGTTAGCTATTTTACCATTTATAAACAAAGTTATATGAAATTAATTGTAGACAAAAAAGCAAATGGATTATCAAATCCCGAATTTGATAAAAATTTAAAAACATCAGTACCACGTACTGAATTTACAAAAGAGTCCGCAGATGAATTGGAATCCATTCTTTCTAGCGCCATTGATGAATATGGTGGAGTGGGTATATCTGCAAATCAGTTAGGTATTCAAAAACGTGCATGCCTAATACGTGTTAGAGATACTTCACTATTTTTATTAAATCCATACATCGTAAAACGTGATGAAGAGGGATTCATATTTTATGAAGGGTGTTTATCTATTCCTAAAACAATAAACAAACCAATAAGAACACTTCGTTCTAACTCCGTTACGGTAATGACTGATAATTTCGGTGAAATGCAATTTTCTATTAATCCCGATGGTGATAAAGATTCGGTTTCAATCGAAACACTACAAACTGTAGTTGTGCAACATGAGATAGACCATTTGGATGGAATAACTATAAAAGAACGTGTGTATACTACTCAGGTTACTAAAAAAATTAATTATGGAAGAAATGATATTATCATTATGAAATCTCCCGATGGAGATTTGATTGAAGTAAAACATAAAAAAGCAAATGAGTTTTATTTAAAAGGATATGAAATAGTTTAAAATGGAAATAATAATTTTTATACTTTCTATATTCCTTATTGCCTCATTGTATTTGATTTGGAATCTATTTTCTAAATTAGAAGTATACGAAGATATATTCGAATCATACGATGAATTTCTTTCTAAGAAGGCTTTGGCATATGAGCAACTGCTGGAGAAAATGAGAGAGATTGATTCTCGTCAAATCTTTGAAAAAGATGATGACGTTGGATCAACCTTTCAAGGCATAAAGGAGTTAATAGAAGATTACAAAAACTTCGAATAAATATGCCAAGAAAAAAAGTAGTAAGAGAATACTTCACAAAAGACACAGAGAACGCCATATTGGAATATAATACGGCTTCAGAAAAAGAAATTAGAGATAGAATCTACAAAGAAAGAATCCAGCAATCATTTGAAAAACTTGCCGAAATTGTTTACAATAAATGGAAGTTTACATATTTCGATGATGAGCCGGAAGATGTTATGTCGCAGGTTGTTGCGTTTATGGTAGAGAAAATCCATATGTACAATGACCCGAATAAAGGAAAGGCGTATAGTTACTTTACAATTGTAGCGAGAAACTACCTTATATTGAATAACAATTCCAATTACAAAAGGTACAAAGATACCGATATAATCTCCAAAATGCCCGAACAATGGGATGTAGAAAATAATTTTCACGATGAGGTTAAAGATTCCGAATATAAGGTATTTAATAGATTAATGTTAGCCTATTGGGATAAGAATTTAGAAACATATTTTCAGAAAAAACGTGATATTCAAATTGCAGATTCAGTATTGGAATTGTTCCGTCGTGCCGAATACATAGAAAATTTCAATAAGAAAAGTCTCTATCTTTTAGTTAGAGAAATGACCGGGTGCCCCACTCATTATATTACAAAAGTGGTAAACAAAATGCGACAGAAACAAATGGAGTTATTTAACGAATATCAAGATACGGGTGATATTAAAATGTAAGTTTATTGATTAACTATATTTATTTGTGTGAGTATCCTATTTAGGATAAAGAATACATTTCACACGTAATTAAAAATAAAAATAAATGTCAGTAGATTTTCAATTGTTTCCCGGCAAAACTCTATCTGATGTTTTTCAAGATATTTACGCAAACCAAGTAAATAAAAAGAAGAACATTTCAGAACTCATCGAATCCTTACGAAAATTAATTAAAAACGTGGGAGAGGCAGCAGTAATTGCACCGATAGTAAAAGACCTTATTGAAGTCTCAGTAAAGAATGATGATCATCTAATTAAGTTAGCAACCATTGCACAGAGATTAGCAGCAGCTGCAGGAAAACAAAAAGGACAAGAAGGTTATTTATCTGAAGCAGAAAAGTCTCAATTACTTTCCGAAATAGAACATACCGTTTCCGAAATGGAAAGGGATAGCAAAGAAAAGTTAATTGATTTGGAAATAGAAATTGATGAAATAAAATCAAAATTTTAACCTATGGAAGATAAACTTACATTAGAAAGAATTAAACTACTTCATCCAAAAGTTAGAAGTGAAGTAGAACATATTTATCGTGCACAAATTGTACCCGCTCTGACCGGCAAAGCTATGTGTCGCTTTGCTTACACTCTTAGGACGTTTGATGAGCAGGCAGAAATTTATTCACGTGGTAGAACCAAATTGTTCGATGAAAAAGGACAACGATTGGGTGTTGTAACGCAAGCAGCCGCCGGTCAATCTATTCACAATTATGGATTGGCATTTGATATTATATTGTTAGTTGATAACAATCGTGATGGTAGATACGAAGAAGGTTCATATAATACGGTTGCAGATTATGATGGAGATAGAAAATCTGATTGGATGGAAGTAACAAACATCTTCAAAGCAAATGGATGGACATGGGGAGGTGATTGGACTCGTTTTAAAGATGCTCCTCACTTTGAAAAAAATTTTGGATTTACTTGGAGACAACTAAAAGCTAAATGGGATAAAAAAGATTTTATTCCTGGTACGAGTTATGTAAAAATTTAATTACGATACTCTATGATGATAAACTCTTTTTTGGCAAAAGTGGTCACGGTCTATATGGGGTATGGTGAATCCATGTCTGAATTTCCTTTACAAAAAGAAAATGGAAAATTAGCAGATGATGTTATAGTTTACAATGAATCGGATTCATTTGGTGATATTGATACAAGTGCACTTGGTGCTATATTGTTTTATCACGAATCTACTAGTCAAAATGTAAAAGCATATCCTTTTGATAAAAATCAAATGACGTTTCCAATTGAGGGAGAAACTGTTATAATTTTTAAAATAGAAAACAATCACTATTGGTTACCGTATTCAAGAACTATTTATCCAAATTTTAGAGAACTATATTCTATTTCAAAATTAACAGAAGAAAAAGAAGTAGATGAAATTTCTCCCGAAAAATCAAAAAATTATGGAAGGTTAAAAAAGACAGGAATAACAAACACCGCAAATTCAAGTCAAAAAAAACAAACCACACAAAATTATAAAGTAAATACTAAGCCAAAATTTCTAAAACCATACGTAGGAGATACTATCATAACTGGCCGTACTGGTCAATCAATTAGATTTTCGGAATTTTTCTTAACCGAAGATGGTAAAACATCTTCACCATCAATTTTTATCAGTAATAAAAAAAGTAACGATTCTGAAAATAAAAAAATAGGAGAATTAATCGAAGAAGATATTAATAAAGATGGCTCTTCGATTTATATTGTTTCTGGAAAGGTTAAAGTTCCTTTCAATTACAAGAATGTTTCAAAGGAAAAGATTGCTTTTAAGGATTTTCCAAAAGATGATTCATTTCAAGGAAATCAAGTATACATTAATTCTGATCAAATTATTTTATCTGCAAAAAGTAAAGAGTTTATTGTTTTTGGAAAGGGAAACACCGGTATAATAACTGACGCGAACTTTTCAGTTGATGCTAAAAAAGAAGTTTACATTCATAACGAAAGTAATATAACTTTACATTCAAAAGGATCAAATCAAATATTTCTTAATTCTGAAAATGGTAAAATTTATTTAGGAAAAAATAAAGGTGAAGGTAATGCTGGGGCAGACGTACAAAAAATGGTTTTGGGTGGTGAATTGGTATCCGTATTGGAAGAATTAATCAATGCTATAAATCGGCAAGTTTATTTAACACCATCAGGTCCAACTGCAACCGGTCCAACGAATGCTCCAACGTTTAATTCGATAAAAAACAAATTAAAGACAATTTTATCTGCTAGAAACTATCTATCTAAACAATAATGTCTTGGAATACATTCAAATCTTCACTATTACCATCAATGCAATCGCATTCTTATGGTAGAAATTTTCAAGCATTTGCAAATGCGTTTGTATTGGCTTATGATTCTACAATAAGAGCGGGTGGTGAAACAGTTAGTAAAATTCCGATAGCATCTGGAAATACATCCGGTATGAAATCTACATTGATTGGACTTCTGCAACAAACTCAATCAAGTAGAAGTCCAAATCTTCTTCAAATAATTGGACCAGCTGTAATAACCTATTGGTCCGGCGCATCTTTACTGCCAATTCCACCAATTATACCACCACCCGGAGCCATAGCAAGCGTTGCTACAACTCAAGCGCCCATTATATCTCCGGGAACATGGTCTCCAATTGATGTTCCACCGAATAATGATTCAAATGTATTTTTGAATGCATTTATAGCATCAGCAAATATACATTTATCTACAATAAATGGAATGTATTTTGTTATGGCAACATATCCATCTCCGACAGGTGCCATAGTTGCTCCTGGCGTAGTTCCGTGGACTGGGTATGTAGTTCCCTCCTAAATTTTATCTTTCAATATTTATAAAAAAGAAAAATCTATGTCTAAATCGGATGTATTAATAACTCTCATTAAAGAGGTTATAAAAAATGAAGTTAAAAAACAAGTAGAAGAAGAAGTAAAGAGATTGGTTAGGCAAACTGCTTTAAATCCATATGTGGGTGGTGTGATAGAACCAAAAACCAAAAATACTAATTCTGTGTTAAAAAATAAATTCATTGCAAAAGAATCTGTATCGAAGGTTTCAACTCCAAAACGCACTTTATCTAAAGATCCTATGCTTAACGAAATTCTAAATTCAACTACACCATTTACCGCAGACCAAAGACGTGAAGGTGTTGGATTAGCTGGAATGATGGGTGGGTCTGTTTTAGATGCTATTCATCGGAATTCTGAAGATGGTTGGGGAGAGATAAATCTTTCTACAAAGAATATGAGCTATGAACCAACACCACAAGTGACGGTTGAAAGCACTGGTAATGAAGCAGTCGATATTGTAGCAAAAGCATTGACTAGAGATTACACTGAGTTAGTTAAAAGATTTAAATAATGGCAATAGAACTTGGTAGAGTAAGTGTACAAGACCTTTCCGAAAACGATTACAAATCGTTAGGGATATCCATAAACCAAACATCGAATAGCAATGGTGTTTTTGCTGTGAATTATACTACTTTATCTCAAGTAAAATATAATTTGATTAATCTAATCCTAACAAAAAAAGGTGAACGCGTAATGCAACCCGAATTTGGATGTGATATATGGGGGATACTTTTTGAACCAATTATTGAGGGGCAAATTGATGCAGAAATAGAAAGAACAGTAACAGAAGCAGTAAACATTTGGTTACCATATATAAATGTAGACCAAATATTATTTGATTATGATGAAAACGATATTGATAATCATAGAGTAAACCTTGAATTACAATTTTCATTGACATCTAATCCTGCTATAAGAGATTCAGTAACAATAAACGTAAACGGATAAATTAAATGGCATTAAAACCAACAAATAAAAATTGGGGTGAAAATAGAACAATAAACTATTTGGGAAAAGATTTTGGAAGTTTTAGGCAAAACCTTATTGATTATGCAAAAACTTACTTTCCAAACACTTACTCCGATTTTAACGAGGCATCACCTGGTATGATGTTTATTGAAATGGCATCCTACATTGGAGATGTACTTTCTTTTTATTTAGATACACAATTAAAGGAATCCATTCTAACATTTGCAACGGAAAGAAAAAATGTGATGGCACTTGCTCAAACTTTAGGATATAAACCAAAAGTGACAACACCTGCCGCCGTAAACTTAACCGTATATCAATTGGTTCCATCAATCGGGGTGGGTGCTAATAACCGACCAGATGATAGATTTTATCTAAAGATAAAAGATGGCATGCAGGTTATTTCAACCTCAAATTCTAACGTAATTTTTCGAACGGTTGATGGGCTTGATTTTGGAAATTCAAGTGGGAGAGAAATAGATGTATATGAACGTGATTCAAATGGTGAACCTACATTTTATCTTATAACAAAAACAGTTAAAGCTATATCCGCGACCGAAACTGAAACTACAATTACAATACCAAATACAACCGAATATCCTACTGCCACATTATTCGATACCAATATCATTCAGATAATTTCAGTAGCAGATTCAAATGGAAACAAATACTATGAAGTTCCTTATTTGGCGCAAGAAAGTATTTTTGTAGAAAATGCAAACACTACAAAGTTCAGTTCTGAATATGCACAATATTCTGGTTCAGTTCCTTATATGTTGGAAATACAAAAAGTTCCACGCAGATTTTCTATTAAAGTAAATACCGATTCTACAATGGAAATACAATTCGGTAGTGGCAACACTGCTCTATCGGATGATATAATACTTCCAAATACAAAAAACATAGGATTAGGATTGGCAAATTCAGTTTACCGATTAAACGATTCAATTGACCCGTCTAATTTTTTAAAAACAAATACATTTGGTATTGCTCCTGCGGGACAGACACTTACTGTCAAATATCTTACCGGCGGAGGAATTCAATCGAATGTAAACCAAGGTGATTTGATTACGGTATCAAGAATTGAATACGAAGAAGACCTATTATCTCTTTCTACTATTGATGCGGGAATTTATCAAACAGTAAAAAACTCTTTGGCAGTTGAAAATCTTGAATCTGCTACAGGTGGTCGTGGTGCAGAAAGTGTTGAAGAAATACGTCAAAATGCTTTGGCAATGTTTGGTTCGCAAAATCGTGCAGTGACTAGACAAGATTATTCGATACGAGCGTTGAGTATGCCTGAAAGGTATGGCAGTGTAGCGAAAGTATATGTATCCGCAGATGGTGAAATAAACGCAAATGACCCGTCTACAATCCTCTCAAATCCAAGTTCCTTATCGGAGTTTATGAATTTGATAGAATCTCTTAAAGATGTTCCTAAAGAGGAAATGCAACGACAAGTAAATGAATTTATTTCAAAGAAGAAAGGTTCTACAACTGAATTGAATAATCCCTTTGCAGTTAATCTTTATGTGCTAGGATATGATGTAAATAAAAAATTAACTACATTAAATTCTGCAGTAAAACAAAATCTTAAAACATACCTTTCCGAATATAGAATGCTTACCGATGGTGTGAATATAATTGATGGATTTATTGTAAACATCGGAGTTGAGTTTGATATAATAGTTTATTCATCTTATAATAAACGTGAAGTTCTTGCAAATTGTTTGACCGAATTGCAAGATTATTTTAATATTGATAATTGGACATTCAATAAACCCATAAACATTTCCGATATAGAATTAACATTAGCAAACGTTGATGGGGTTATGAGTGTCCCATCCGTCACTATTAAAAACATTTGTTCGAATGATGGATTATACTCGCCAAATGAGTATAACATTCAGGCGGCAACTATGGGTAAAATAGTATATCCATCTTTAGACCCATGCGTATTTGAAGTAAAGTATCCAAATAAAGACATAAAAGGAAAGGTAGTATAAAATGCATAAATTCTTTACAGCATCCTATGATGCAAGCGTATATCTACAACAGCCGGAACAAAACAGCGGACTAGATGAAATAATAGAAGTTGGTAAAACATATTATGGTACAACCCGTGATGTGACACGAACTCTTATAAAGTTTGAGCTAACTGCTATATCGCAAAGTATTTCGACAAGAGCTATTAGTTCAAGCTTCACATCTTATTTAGTTTTAAGGTCGGCCAATTCAGAGGAAATTCCTTTGAACTATACAATATATGCTAACGCCGTATCACAAAGCTGGACAATGGGAACTGGTACTAAATTTGATAATATAACATCAAATGGAGTAAGCTGGAAATATCGTGATGGTATAACGGCTTGGATGACTAATACAATAGGTGGTTCTGCGGTTTATGCATCTGGTACGACTGGTTCGGCCAACGCAGAAGGTGGAACTTGGTACACAGGCTCTGAAGCCAGTCAATCATACTCATATTCATCCGATGATGTTCGTATGGATGTGAGTGGTATAGTAAGATTGTGGTTAAGTGGTAGTGTTCCAAACGAAGGATTTATTATACATCATAGTCTTCAAAATGAAGAAAATACAACCGATTATGGTTTGCTAAAATGGTTTTCAAAAGAAACCTCAACCATATACGAACCAAAATTGGAATTTGTTTGGAATGATTTTTCATTTGTAACTGGTTCTCTATCTTCGATGCCGTCTTCCGATTATAAAGTTGTATTTACAAATCTTAAATCTAAATACGATAAAAATTCAAAAGTAAAAGTAAGATTGAAAGGTAGAGAATTATATCCTGTAAAATCTTTTACTACTACTGCGTTTGAATACGACCAAACTAAATATTTACCAACGGCGAGTTACTATCAACTTCAAGATGAAGTGAGTGGTGATGTATTATTTCCGTTCGGAGATTACACCAAAGTAAGTTGCGACCAAAGTGGTAGTTATTTTATTATGGATTTAAATACATTGCCTGAAAAGCGTATTTACCGGCTTAAATTAAAGGTTACGGCAGATGGAATTGACAACATTATTGATGACAAGTTTTTATTTGAAATAGTATAAGATGCTAGCTATTGAAGCCATAAAAGAAAAATTAGAAACAGAAAAAAGAGAAAGATTAGAAGAAATTCTAAAGGTTTCTGGTAGTAATGCTATTTCAAAAACCGAATATAATACAACAATAGTTGATGAAAAAAACGCCGCATCATCATTAATATTCAAAAACGTATCAAAAGATAAATTTGATAATGATGAGCTTGTAAAGGCGATAGATATAGAAATAACGGAATTAAAACCAAATATTCCGACACAAACTACCCCTAAAGTTGATTTAGATTTATATAATGAAGCCGTTGCTCAAATTGAGGATCTGAGAAAGCAGGTGGAATTGTTGCAAAATCAAGTAGTATCATTAAATGGTACAATTGCTAATTTGAACGCACAATTGGAATCCATAACAAATGAAAAACTTTCAACAGACCAAATAAACGATGCACTTGTAAATCAATTAGATACATTATCAAAAACGGTAGATGATTTTGCAGTACAAATACAAACAGCAGTTCAAAAATCAGTAGAAGAATCTATATTGCGTGCATCTTTACAAGCACAAAACTCAGGTTTCAAAGCACAAATAGAAGCCCTAATAAAGCAGATTGATTCTCTTAATTCTATTATAGAAGGATTGCAGGCACAATTGGGAGCAGTTCAACAACAACAAGCAATTGAGCAAGGAACGCAAGCGCAAGCACTTGCGGCAAAAGGTGAAGTTATAAATGATGTTGTTGTTGCATCATTTGATAGAACACTATCAACTACAACCGATTACAGAATCTATGCCAAGATTCAAGAAAATAGAAACAACAAAGAGCCTGAAAGTAAATGGATAAATGGTGAATCCATTAAGTTTGTAAATAACGATAAATTGCCCGTTAAAATAGTTATTGATGTATCATATCCGGAAAACGGAAAGCTACGTTGGTTTGAGCCGGATAATACTAACTTTGAAGTTCCTCCGAATGGAGATGTAAAAGTATCTTTGAATTTAAGAGGAAGAGCGGCAAATGGATATCAAAGTAAACCTATATTTTTAGGATACGGATCTAGTCAGAACTATACAGGTGAATTAAGAGTAAAAGTAATTCGTTCTGATAAAAGTGAAGATACTAAAGCATTCAAAACATTGATGATAAAATCACATCCAAAATCATACGCAAGTAACGATTAATAATTATGGCAATAAATAAATATACAAATATTGAACAAATAAATAGTAGGCTAGAAAATGAGGGGCAGTTCTTAAAACCCGAAGACCTATTTATTGTTTCAAAAGATGAATCCGAAATATCAGAGTTTGGAGATTCCAAATATGATGTTATGGAGGTATCGGTTTATGATGTTAATAATAATTTACTTCCACAAAAATCGGGAAAAAATGTTGCATACATAAAGGGTGGTGATATTAAAAATTATATCTATAATGTAGTAAACAAAGGTGGGCAGAAGGAATTGGCGATTGATGCGGAAAAGTTGTTGAATGGATTGGGATTCTCAAATGGAATTTTAAAAGTTAATATAAACTTTGTAAGAAATCGTGTTGGAAACGATAATGAATATCAAAAAGTATGGATACAAGAAATTTCCGCAACACGCGAAGAAGTCAGAATCCTACCACTAAAAGTTAAAGATGAGCAACTAACAAAGAAAGTAGTAGAAGAGTTTAATAGAACGATTGCGCAAGATAAAGATTTTCCACTTGTTAAAAAATGGGTTTTGGATTCATTGGATTCATTTGGCAGAGAGTATCTATCAAAGATAAATGATACTATGGTTTCAAAATTTGGTAATGATTTTTTTACTACAATAAAAAAAGATTTTGGAATATCATCATTTGATGCGTTTAAAGATAGAATTTTTGAAAACTTTAAAACATCGGTAACATATTATCTATCAAACAAATATTACGATATAGAACAATCAAATTTTGGAAGACAATTATCAGTTCCAACATTTGATGATTCGGAAAGATATGATTTTTCTATGATAAGAATGGAAGTAGAAAAGATATTGTATAAATGCGTTTCATCTCAAATAAAAACACTCAAAAGAAGAAATGTAGAATATCAGATACTACCACAAGAATTTTCAGTTGTTCAGCTACAAAAATCAGTTAAAGATAATTTGGCAAGTTTTGAAGTTCCAACGGTAAATGCTACTGATATATTTAGTCCGAAGTTGGCTCAACTCCGGAGAGAAGAATCATTGGTAATAACTCCATCCCCAACACCAATTGAAAATCCACTTGTTACGATTAGACAATTGGAGCCGGATATATTACCCGGTGCACCATTCAGACCACAAGAACCACCGATAGTAGAGCCCGATCCAGGTGTATTTCCGATTGATGTTGTAACTCCACCTAATTCAGGTACAAGAGATGTAGAACCCCTGCCAGAACCTCCAATACAAACACCAATTGGTGGAGGAGGTGGTGGAAGTGGAACACGATTGGAAAACCCAATAGATAGTGGATTTAGGTATGGAATAAATAATGATGTATTTCAATTAGAACAATAGATAATACATGGCAGTAAAACAAAATAGACAATATCAGAGACCAGTAGATGGTAATCCATTTGAATTTGATAATCAATTCGGAGGGGCAGGAATTTCAGATCCATACGATGGGACTAGACCATATGTTCCATTTAATCAATTGGGATTATTTACTGATCAATTGGGCGGTGGAACTGGCGGAGGCGGTACATCTTATACACCACCGACACCACCAAATAGTACGTTTGTTCCACCATCAAATCAACAAGATTTGCTGAATGGGAACATAATTGTAAATCTATCTGCTGAATCTTTATCTAGCTCTGAAAAAGTAGATGTTGAATTTTTAGAAAATGATATTTCTAAAGGTATCAGTAATAACACTCGTATAGTATATTCTCCTGCACTTTCATTCGGTGATAAGAAAATATATAAAGCAACATCGGCAGGAAAGGTTTTAACTAACTATTACGAAATTACTGTTGTAAAAACGTTTGTTAGTTCAAATTATCCATTTGATGATGTGATAAGATGGCAACCGGGTAGTGATGGAGTTATACCGGACCCAAATACATTCGGTACAAGCAGATATCCATATTGGGATCAAAATAATGGAACTTACAATTATACATTTGATTTCAATAGAGGTAATCGTAACACTCCGTTTACAAGATTTGAAGAAATATACACGGAGAACCTACAAGTAAACGAATATGAATTACAAGATGATGGTACATACATTTTATCATCAACTAAAGACTATAAAAGTACAGGTGATGTAATAAATCTTACATTTTATTTTAGAGAAAGGAAAACTACCGATACTCCAATTGAGGAAGTTCCAAAAGATGCATCGAGTCAATTGGATTATGAAATTGCGTTTGGTACTAACTTTGGACTTGAATTAAATGGTAAAATATTTTTAGAATATTCAATTGAAGGGCCAAACGGAGATGTGATTGTTGGTGGAAAAATTGGTGTAGAAGATGGCAGCGATATAGGTAAACTAAATTTTACAGAACTTACAAATGGTAAAGTACGATTAGGGATTACTGGAAATCTACCTGCCGAATACAAGTACAAAGCTGTTTATCAAAATAAATTACAAGGTCTTTCAAGAGATACTCAAATAGATTATACAAATTGGAAAACGGTACCCCAGCAATTTGAGTTATCTATTAATGAACTAAAGTATGGTATAGCGGTTGTTGCCGAATTATACAAAGAGGTTACCATATTGGCTCCGGAGTTGAGTTTACCTCAAAATAAATTTGATGTACAAGTAAAAGAATCAGATTTAGAAAAAGGCGTAAGGATTCCATTTACTACAATAAGAGCAGATGAGGTAATCGCATATATTAGTAAAGATAAATCGGTAAAAGTAAATGCATCCGATAATGAAGTAACACTATTTTTTCAAAAAGATTTTGAAGAAATATATGGTAGTAAAAAAGTTATACTTGTAGCACGTAGTGGAAGATATGGAACAAGTTCTCCAATTGAAGTTCTAATAACATTTACTGCTGTAAATGATTTTCCATCTATCACAAATATAACATATCCACAATTTTTGGATATTCCTACGTTTTCAGATTTTAATATAGATATTAACGTAAATTATGATACGTTTGGTGCAACAAGTGTTGATGTAGACCTTCGTAAAAAAGATAAAACACTAATAAACGTTTTTAAGAATTTAGGTACAAATTCTGCTTTCAAACTTAATGTTAAAAAACTAAACGAGGCATATCCCGATTGGAACGCAGGCGATAACAAATTGTATTTGGTTTTAAGACCATACAATCGTGGTGGAGCAGAAAATCTTATTGGAAATGAATACGAAATTATTACCGATATTCGTTTACCAAAGGTTCAGTTAAATGAGACCATAATTGAATCTGCTTTAATGCAAGCATTTACTCAAAACCTATCCATAATAACTCCCGAAAAAGATAGTAAGTATTTAACTCATCTTTTGAATTTCGGAGGTAACGAACAAGTATTAATTTCATCTTGGGAAGAAGATAATTGGACTCTATCGGAAAAAGCAGAAAACGCAGATGGAATACTTGCAGTTGTTCCTGGCAAAGAAGTTAAATCTTTAATATTAAAATTATATAATCCGCTTCCTCCTGCAATTCAAATTAATTCAACTTCTTGGATTACTAAATTGATGACCAATCCATTGGTTGAAACTGTAATACTTACTGAACAAGCCAAACTAGAATGTCCACCAATTAAAGGACCAAACTTTAACATAGAAGTAAACTTTGTTCAGGGGCAATCGGTTAGTTATGAAGCATTGGATGATATTTTATTAAGTGGTTCGGTTAATAACGATTCTTTAGTTCAAACTTATACAAGCGCTTCTCTTTTAGATTGGGAAGATATTAATATACAATATACAAGTGGTTCAAATCCACTAGTTGGGTATCTATGGGAAAACTTTGTACACTTTTCATCTGCAAAAGAAAGATTAGATAATTTTGTCTATAAGGTTCAATTAATTGAAACGTATGAAACCCTTATAACATCCGCATCTACCGATTATACCGGAAATGGATCCGCATACACCGGTTCGACTACGGGTATCAATGAAATAAATCGTCAAACTCAAAAGAAAAATGGAGTAATACAAGGGTTTGATGGATTTGAAAAATTCCTATTTACAAGCTCATCTTTATCTTGGCCATTTAATGGGACAGTTAGATACTCTAGCACATCATCGCAAGTAATAAATTGGTATAATAGTTCTTCAACGGCAGCGACTATATACGATAATAATAACGCTAATTATGTATTAAACAATATTCCATCATATGTTTTAAACTATGATGAAAACGAACAATTCCTATTGTTCATGTCAATGATGGGACATCATTTTGATAACATTTACTACTATGCTAAATCCATTGAGAAGAGTAGAAACGTAAGTTATAACGTAACCAATGGAATCGCAGATAAGATATTATTTGATGTACTAAAATCTTACAATTGGGATGCTAAAAACCTAAATTCAAATATTCCACTTTGGGAATATACATTGGGATTAGATTCTAATGGTAATCAAAAATTTCTATCACCATCAAAGAAAAGAAATTATGAAGTATGGAGGCGTATTCTAAATAATTTGCCATACCTTCTAAAACATAAAGGCACACGACGTGGTATATATGCTTTACTTTCTTGTTATGGTATTCCTTCATCAAATCTTTCTATAATGGAGTTTGGTGGACCAGAACCAACGACATCAGTAAAAGGAAAACTAATAATGGATGAGTTGACATATGTGTTGGGCATGGATACCAGTTCAAGAATCAATTTAAGTTGGCCTACAACCGAAAATAGTAGAACACCCGATAGTTTGGAATTATTCTTTAGACCAACTGCAACGGGTAGTTTATCAACTGTACTATCAAACACTTGGACACTAAGAGTGTCGGCAAGTTCGGATTTAGAGTCAAAGTTTGGAAAATTGGTTTGGAATTATGGAGCAGGAACTCTTACAAGTAATCAGTTTCCTTTATTTGATGATGATTACACTGCAGTTTGCTTAACAAAGCAGGGTAGTGATATTCGTATGGACATTGCCAAATACAGTGGAGAAAGACGTATATTTACTCAATCACTTTCAACGGCGGCAAGTTGGGCAACAAGTACAGGCACAGTCGTTGTTGGTAGTTCAACATTTACAGGTTATATAGATGAAATCAGAATGTGGTCACAGCCATTAAGTAGTTCGGTATTTTACGAACATGCTGCATGGCCGGAAATGATAAATGGTAATAACTATTCATCCTCAACCGATGACTTATTTTTCAGACTTGATTTTGAATATCCAAAGAATCTTTATATAAGTACAAGTGTATTAAACGTTGATGCAAACGTTTACTATGATGAGGGATATACTCGTAATATGGTAGAAGCGGAATCAACTCCGGCTACTTATATGAACACAAGAAACGCAGCATCTCCACTTACTGCATCTGTTAGTGGATTTACTGATATAACGACGTATCCATATCAATTCCTTCCATATGAAAGAAAAGTGTCCGCACCCATTCCATCCATCGGCTCCAGTCGATTTGTAGGAAACAAAGTTAGGGTTGAAGAACAAACATTGGTAAGCCAACTATCACCGAAATATAGGTCTACAGTTAAATCGTATGATAACGCTCCGATTGATTCTAATAGAGTTGGATTGTTTTTCTCTCCAAACAAAGAATTAAACTTTGATATTATAAAAGCATTCGGTGGTTTGAATTTTGATAACTATATTGGTGACCCATCGGATACATACAAACCAAACTACGATTCATTAGATAAACTACGTCAATATTATTTTAGAAGATATGCAAATTCAAAAATAGACATTTATCAATATATCAATCTTATAAAGTTATATGAAAAGGCCCTATTTGAAGATATCAAGCAAATGTTGCCGGCTAGGGTTAAAGCCACATCTGGTCTATTGATTGAACCACACATATTGGAAAGAAGTAAGTTTCAGCACACAAAACCAACCGGTAGTGCCGAAAACTATCAGGATACTATTGATTTGAAAGATTCACCGATTTTGAATTTTGAAACAACTATAATTGAATCCGAAATAGATGCAACCGAATATGAATTAATGGGTGAAGATAATCAGCACACAACGATTATTGATGCCGATTATTCTGAAAGTTTGGAATCCGATAGTTATCAACTCGATTCTAATATAGAAACCGAAGGTCTATTCAACGTATCATCTTTAAGTGAGACAGGATATTTAGAAACCGCGGATTCGGTTGTAGATGCTAATCTAGATGAGGGCACCCCACAAAAGGAAAGAGAGGCTTTCGCAGGATTGGCGGTGGCCGGACAAGATGAGTTTAGTGATATTGGATTCGGTATATTCGGAGAAGATGGTCACGCGGTTCGCTCTTATTTCGACCGATTCGGAAAAGTAGCAAAAGAGCGTGTACTTGTATCGATTCTAAAAGAAAAGAAAGAAAGAGAGTTCACATACTATCAGCAAGGAGATGATCCTCGTAGTGGTGAATTAACTGGCACTGAAGTTTATTATGAAACACGTGTAAATATTCAGCCATTTTATCAGCCAGGTACAACAACGCCATCATCACTTCCAACCACGAATGATAGAATAGTAGAAGTAACGCCGGTTAGAGGATATCTGCCTACACATTATAAAAATACATCTGATCTAACTCGTGGATTGGAAAATTCATATTGGAGAGGATGTAAAAACACTTCGGCCACTACATTGGATGGAACACCACCGGTCGAAGTGTTTGCTACCAATCCAAATACATTGAAAGTAAATAAAGCTGGAAGAGATTCTTCAGAACCGATTTTGGAAACTGAATAATACTTATTTTTTAGAATAATATATTTATAACAAAAGATAACAATACACTATGGGATATTTAAGTAATACTGAATTGACAGTAGACGCAATTCTAACAAAAAAAGGTAGGGAAAAACTCGCGGCAGGATTAGGGTTGAATATTACACAATTTGCACTTGCCGATGATGAGGTAGATTACTCTCTCTACGAACCTGCGCATCCACTTGGATCTGCTTATTACGATTCCGCAATTAAAAATATGCCGGTATTGGAAGCATCTCCGGATGAAACACAAGTTATGAAATACAAACTTGTTACACTCCCAAAAAATACTACAAGAATCCCAGTCGTAGAATTTGGTGTACCTAATATTACGGTTAATCAAAAAAGTGGCGAGGTTGCCCTTTCGCCAACCACCTCCCCTTCCGGAAATAGAAGATTGGGATACACTATCATTCTTGCAAATAAAAATGCAGGTGATTTAGTAGGAGAGGGTGTAACTGCAGATGTAGGAACTGTCCCCGTATTTATCGGTGATGATGTTTCGGCAACGGCAGCGGTAGCAAAAGGACTTACATTTAAATTTATTCCAAATCCATCACTAACATCAACGGTAAGAACAACAATTACTGTTTATGGCAATGAAACGGGTGGCTCTCAAACAATACCAGTAACCGTAAACTACGTTCAATAATATAAACTATGGCAGTAATTAGAGATAATAGAGGAGCCCTTTTAGCAAGTAATCTTTCACAATATCTAGCCGCAGCTGCAAACACAGCCGGTACACCGATTGATACTAATGAGCTCGTAAATATACTTAACCAATTTTTGGGACAAGGTGAGCAAATCAGTCCCGATGTAACCACAATATCAAGTGGTATTTATAAAAGATTTGGCGCCATTGACAAGGTAACAAATCGTACCGAAATAGTAACTTCAGGAATATGGAGTGATGGGTCTGGTTCACTTACTGGATTTTTCACATCATCCGCACAAAGTAGTTCGGTTAGTGGTAAATACTATCTTGATGTTTATAATAAAAACCCACAATCGGATACAACGGCCGAAGTTCAATTTTCTATCGCTTATGCAAATATAAGTGGTGGTGGTGTACCAACGCTTTCCCAAACGGATTCATCTCTATTGCAAACCAAAGCAGTTTATACTCAATTTAGAAATATCCTATTGGATACCAATGATGAGTTTTTCAGCGTTTACTCTGGTTCTAGCGCAGGTGCCCATAATTTACATCAATTTTATGCAGTAGCAATCAATAGAGCAAGATATAAAGAAAGATTGGATCCAGGAAATATTCAAATAAGTCTTAAAGATGGCGCTGGTGCAACTTATACATTTATTGATGATAGTGCACAAACTGAAACCGTTGGTTCTTTTGGAAGAGTATTTAATATGGTAAGTGGGGCATTAAATATTGGAACGGCAAACGAAGGAACGATATCGACATACACATCATCAAACGGACAAGGATTTGGATTATTCTATCCAGATATGGGAATCTTCATATTGAATCCCGCCGCATTGGGTGCCACTGTGGGTTCTAACCTAATTCCAACCAGCGCAAGTGTAGCCGATACATACTACGATAATAATAAGAAACTATTTTTAGCATTTGATGCTGGCGATGATTTTCAAGCTCGTAGAGTTGAAAACGTTTCAACTTCGCATTATTTTGTAAGAGCAAATAACAGAGAATATAATTTCTCAAATAACCCAACGTTTGTAACCGGCTCAACCGGTCAATTTTCGCAAGCAACATTTGAACGTGACCCGAAAGTTTATATAACATCTGTTGGTCTTTACAATGATGCAAGTGAACTACTAGCCGTTGCTAAAATAAGTAAACCTATTGAAAAATCTTTCGATAAAGAAGTCTCTATAAAAGTTAAGTTGGATTTCTAAAATTTAAATCTTAAACATAATCTAAAGCCCACCTAACTATGGTGGGTTTTTAGTTTTAGAATATTTATAGATGTATGTTAAAACCTATACCAAAATCAGATATTAGTATTAGACCATTCAAAGTTTATAAAGATTGGTCATTTACAAACGCGTCTACCGAAATAGATTTACTAACTGCGCAATATACCGCATCTTATGCGGGCAGCGGTACTACATCTGATACAAATCTATCTTTTAATAATTTATCATTATATGGACAACTTAGGGCACAGTTTTATAATGGAAACGAAGATAATCCGTTTTTAAGAATTGGTAGAAAAACTTCAAACTACGCTATTAATAATTTAGAAAAAGAACGATTATTAAGCGATTCCGCAAAAGTCATTTCTATACCACAAACCTATATTGGGGAGGGAATAAAACCTGGCAGCTTCACACTCATTGATAATAACAGAGCGTTTACAGATGATTCGTATGGTAATATAGTTGGAGATAGTGGATTCAATGGTGTGCTGGTTTCTTTGATAGATAACCAAACAAATGAATTTAATTTTTCAGACCAATTAAATAATGAATATAGTGCATCTTTAAATTATATAAACATAAACGACAATGAAATTAGTTTCGATTTAGATGCAACTACATATGTAGAAACGCTTATTAGTTTTGATACAGAAACCGGAATAATGGTTTTAGAAAATGCCACATTTCTACCAACCGGTCTACCATCTACTAAAATAGGAAACATATTTTATGATAAAGGTTTGGTTGTAATTACTCTTTCGCCTTCTACACGATTTGTTGGTCTTTGGGAAATACAATATAAATCAACAGTTACAATTTATGAAAATGAATACCTTTTAGTTGTAGGTGAAGATGAATTTAATGTATCGACAAATCCAAGCGCAACAATAGAAACCGGATCTGTAGTTGAAGATTTTGTTGATTCAAGCGGAATTAAAAGAAGAGTAACTCCATACCCCGGCGTTAGATATGTTAGAAAAAATATAACGTTGGATAATGGTTCAACAATACAATTTGGATATCAATCAAAAGTAAATGCATCGGTATATGGTGGGTTTGGTGATGGATATTATAGCCAATCAATTGATATGACGGGTTCATATCTTACCCCATTTATTACTGCAATCGGATTATATGATGATAATAATGATTTAGTTGCTGTTGCAAAATTACCAAAACCGGTTAAATCGGAAATAGATATTCCATTAAACTTTATAGTACGTTTTGATACATAACTTATATTTATATAAAACAAAACAATATGGCACAAATAGTAGACCTTTATAAAGCACAGCAAACTCAACTTGGTACAGATAAAATTGGCAAAGATGTCAGTAACGCTAGAAAGACTCCATATTCCACCGATGATTTACAAAAGATTGACAGTGGGGCAGTAAGTGAAGAAAGATTAAAGCAAGCCAGAGGTGGTATCGTAAACGATAAGATGTATTCTTCTACAGTTAAAAAATAATATGACCAAATCTAAGGTTACATCGCGTACTAAATCAAATTGGGTAGGAAAAAAATATGGTTTTAAATCTGGGTTGGAGGAATCAATCTCTAATCAGCTAAAAGAAAATGGGATACCTATTAGATACGAAGAAAAAGAGTCAGTTATTAATTATGTTATACCTGCTTCTGAACACAGCTATCATCCCGATTTTATATTACCTAATGGGATAATAGTTGAAACTAAAGGTAGGTTTGTTTTGGCGGATAGGAAAAAGCATTTGTTAATAAAAGAGCAATACCCACATTTTGATATCCGATTTGTATTCACAAATTCTAAAAACAAAATATCCAAAGGTTCAAAAACTACTTATGCTATGTGGTGTGAGAAGAATGGGTTTCTTTATGCTGATAAGCAGATTCCCCAAAAATGGTTAGAAGAATAGTTTTGAAATACAAAATACTTTTTGTATATTTGATTTGTGATAAAACAATTCGATAAAAATAAAGTCCTATCAATACTTACAAACGTAATCGGTTCACACTCTCTTTTAAAGGGTGATGAACACGCGTTTTATTGTCCATTTTGCCACCATCATAAGCAAAAGTTACAAATAAATCTTCAGACTCAAAAATGGCATTGTTGGGTATGTAACAGTGGTGGGAAAAAAATTGCGTATCTACTTCGTAAATTGGATGTAGATAAAGATACTATTAAAATAATTCGTGATGTTTATGGGGATGCCGGATACGTTTCTGAAAAACACGATACCGATACAAAAGTATTCATTCAACTACCAAAAGAGTTTGTATCACTATCCATAGAACCGAGTGGATTTAATCCGGAATATCGTCAAGCAATCGCTTATCTAAACCGACGTGGAATCAGTATTAAAGAAATTGTAAAATACAATATAGGATATTGTTTGGATGGAATGTATGCTAAACGATTAATTGTACCATCATACAATTCCGATGGTTCTGTAAATTATTTTGTATCTCGTTCGTATTATGAGGATACAAAAATGAAATATAAAAATCCCCCTATATCAAAAAATATAATATGCTTTGATTCCCAAATAAATTGGGATATGCCTATAATATTGTGCGAAGGTGTGTTTGATGCCATAGCGATTCGTAGGAATGCAATACCACTATTGGGTAAGTTTCCATCAAAGCAATTAGTAGAAAAAATATTTTTCAAATCCGTCAAAGAGCTGTTTATAGCATTGGATGATGATGCAAAAGCAGAAGCACTTAAAGTTGCAGAATATTTCAGAAAGCAAGGAATAGCGGTAAGGATGATTTATTTGAAAGAAAAAGACCCATCAGAAATGGGATACGATAATTTTTACAAAGAAGTATATAAAAGTAAAGAGTTCACATCGGATGAACTATTGTTGAGTAAGATTAATAGTATATGAGATTAAAAAGAATATTTCACATAGCAGATGTTCACATTCGTAACATCAAAAGACATAAAGAGTACCGATTGGTATTTGATAAAATGTTTGAAGAAATTCGCAAACATGGTACTGAAGATTCTATCATTTATTTAGCAGGCGATATCGCTCATGCTAAACTTGAGATGTCTCCCGAATTGATAAAAGAAATAAGTTGGTTATTCACCGAATGTACAAAACATTGCCCAACAATTCTTATCGCAGGTAATCATGATTGTAATATGAACAACACCGATAGGCTTGATGTTTTGACACCAATGGTAGATGCACTTAACCTGCCAAACTTTTATTATTTAAAAGATACACAAGTTTGGAGTTATGGTGGAGTTGGATTTGGTGTATTCAGTATCTTTGATAATAAAGATAATTGGCCCAAAGCAGATGATATTGATACAAAAATAAAGATTGCATTATTTCATGGACCAGTTGATCATTCTCAAACCGATGTTGGATATGTAGTTTCATCTCGTCATTTCACGGTTGATATGTTTGATGGGTATGACCTTGCTCTATTGGGTGATATCCATAAAAGGCAAGAGTTGATTTCATCAAGTGGTTGTAAAGCAGTTTACGCCGGTTCTCTTGTACAACAAAACTTTGGAGAAAGTGTAAGTGGTCATGGGTTTCTTGTTTGGGATTTGGATACCTTAACCTATGAAGCAATTGATATCCAAAATGATTATGGATATTATACTCTAAATGTTGATAATGGTATTGTACCAAATGTGTTAGATATGCCAAAGTATGCGCATCTACGTGTAAAGCTTTCCAATACCGATTCTGCTACTACTAAAAAAGTAGTAATGGAAATAAAAAGGAAATACAAAATAAAAGATTTTAGTATTATCCGCACCGATTCAATTTCAAAAGTAAAGACCGGCAATAGAAGCTCTAAATTGGATTTTGATGATGTAAGTGATATCAATTATCAAAACTCATTAATAAACGATTATCTAAATCGTATGCTTCCACATCTAACAGATTGTGATTTACGCAAAATAGAAACAATAAACACCGAAATAAATGGAAGGATATCAACCGATGATGTTCAACGTAATATATTTTGGAAACCAATTCGTTTTGAGTTTAGTAATATGTTTTCATATGGTGAAGATAATAAAATTGATTTTACAAAAATAAATGGATTGACCGGATTGTTTGCACCAAACGCATCAGGAAAATCATCTCTATTTGATTCCATATCATTTTGCCTATACGATAAATGTAGCCGAGCGTTTAAGGCTACCAACATAATGAACAATCGTAAAACAACGTTTTGGTGTCAATTGGATTTTGAAATAAATGGTGTATCATATTCAATTCGTAGAGAAGCACGCACTGTCAACAAAGGTAAAAATGTAAAAGTAGATGTTCAGTTTTGGAGAACTGTAGATGGGCAAGTAGAATCTCTTAATGGAACAGAACGTCGTGATACTAATCTGATAATAGAACAATACGTTGGACGTTATGAAGATTTTGTATTGACATCTCTTTCTTTGCAAGGAAACAACGCCCTATTCATTGATAAATCTCAATCGGAAAGGAAAGAGTTACTTGCTCAATTTATGGGATTAAATGTATTTGATAAATTACATGAAGCGGCTTCGGATGAAATAAAAGAGGTAAGTGCTCTAATTAAAAATTTCAAAAGAACTGATTTCACATCTGAATTAAATGATAAAATATTAGAAGTGGGGCAAACCCAAACTTTAATTTCAGAATTAGAATCATTAATTTCAGAAACTATTAAGAAAAAAGATAATGTAATAGAATCTATAATATCATTGAATAAACAATTAGCAAAAGTTGATGTGGTTTATGATATTGATAAATTAATTTCTAAAAAGAAGGATATATTATCCGCATTGGAATCGTTAGACACGGAAAGTGGTGCTAAACAAAAGCAGTTAAACGATTTGAATTATTTATCAGAGGCGTTACTTAATACCATAAACGAAACACAAACTATAAATGGAGTAAGTATAAGTGATGCTAAAGATGAATTGGATTCGTGTAAGAATCAAATTGTTACACTAAACCACAACATACAATTATTGAAGCAATCAATAAAACTAAATAAGGAAAAGCTTTCTCATTTAGAAAAGCACGAGTATGACCCAAATTGTAAATATTGTATAAATAATGTTTTTGTAAAAGATGCAATTTCTACAAAAGAAAAAGTGGATAAAGAGGAATCCGATTTACAATCGAAATTGAATACAATCGAAGAGTTAAAATTGAAATATGAATCCATAAAAGATGTAGAAACGATTTGGAATACCTTAAATGAAAATAAATTAAAGTATAACAAACTACTTTCATTTATAGAAAAAGTTCAAGAAGAGATTAAAACTTTTAAAACTAAAAATGAGCTATATAATCATCAATTGGAAACTATTAGTGATAGTATAAAGAGATACTATGCAAATGAAGAAACTATAAAGCAAAACAAAGAAATTGAAATTAAACTTTCTGCATTAGAAGAAACTAATACAGAATTAGATAAAACCATTAAAGTAAAAAACAGTGAACTATCGGCTCTAAATTCAAAGATGGCAACAATAAAATCGTATATAGATAGTTGTAGAGCAAAGATAAAAGAAGTAAAAGATTTGGAAGATAAATATCATTTATATGAGTGCTATTTGGATGCCGTTAAAAAAGATGGAATACCATACGAATTAATATCTAAAGCCTTACCAATAATAGAAAGCGAAGTCAATAATATTCTTGGACAGGTTGTAGATTTCAATATTGTTATGGATGTGGATGGTAAGAACATTAACGCCAAAATCGTTTACGATGACCAGGAATGGGCTCTTGAAATGTCAAGTGGTATGGAGAAGTTTATTAGCGGACTAGCGATTAGAGTGGCTCTAATTAACATATGCAACCTGCCCAGGCCAAACTTCCTCGTAATTGATGAAGGGTTTGGTACATTGGATTCGGATAACATCTCATCGTTATTTATGATGATGCAATATCTAAAAACTCAATTTGACTTTATTTGGATTATTTCGCATCTTGACCAAATGAGAGATATGGTAGATGGCATTGTTGAGATTAAAAAGATAGGAGGATATAGTTCGATACAGTAATAAATAGATATAATCCGTTTTAGGAATATTTATAAAAAAATATTCTTTAATGGCTATATTGAAAAAAACCCTATTTAAACAAAATTTAGATAGAGTAAACACACTGGTTTACGATACTGAAGCAACTTCCAAATATTTCAGAATAACAGAGTTGCCCGACACTTTTACAGGTGGTAAAAATGCGTTCCTTATACAAGGTTCTGAATTTTTAGTCAATGGTACAGAAGTAAAAATAGAAATAAAAGATTCTGCTGGCGAAACAATCTATTATGAGCCAGCAAAAGGTAATCCAGAAGCATACGATGGAGTATCAAAGGTGGTGTCGGTTCACATTTATCCCGATACTGCCTTTGGCCCATGTACCATAACGGTATTGGGAGAATTAAGCGATTATGTAGACCAAAATGGGTCTATAATATCTGTTCCAGACATTTGGAAAGATTCGTATAATGTAAAGTGGCAAACGGTAGTAGATGTAAATCCAAATCTGCGTAATACAACCAAAATACGATTTTATAAAACTCCAAAGTTTGAAATTACAGAACAAATACTTCCAATTTATAATAGAAATCCGTATATTGTAACGGTTAGTAGTAGTATAGATGGTACGGCCCTAAATCCTGCGCCTGGAGATGATTACAGAACATTCAATGGTAGTGTAAACTACCAATTAAAAATAACAGACAATACTATATTTTCGCAATCTATGGAAGGATTGCAAATACAAGTGAATGGTCTATCTCAATCATTTACTCCAACATTATCCGATATTTATACATCTAAATTAGCCGTAGTAAATATTCCATATTACGAAACAAGTTCAGCTACACCATATTTTCAAGAAGTAAAAAACTTTACGTCCGCATCATTTACGGCATCATATGAGAATACTGCAATAGTTACAGAATCTAATATTGATAGTTCATTTGCACAAATAAAAATAACAAATTTAGATACATTTACAGGAGATGTTCATCGTGTTAAAGTATTTGCTAAAAGTCAGAATTGGTTAGGTGATTTTGAATTGTTAGAAGATGTGCAATTAGAAAGTGCTGATTTACTAATTGCTAGCACATTTTCTTCATCCTTAAATGTTAGAAAGGGTATATTTACAGAACCAATATTGGAAGCATATTGGGTTACTCAATCTATATCCGTAAATTCTCAATGGGAAGTTGATGATATTTATTTAAATAAATCTGTAAAATTAGTTCCCGATACCGATTCAAACATTACTACCGGCTTATTTTATTTTGCAACATCCGAATCAATTGATTTTAGCGAAGGTACTGAATATCAACTTGATTTTACCCCATTACTTTCTTCATCAGTTGCTAACTATGGTAGTTTGGAAGTATATTTAACTGGCTCCGCATTTGTTGATACTGATATAAATTTTGGATATGGTAAATTAATAAATACCGTAACAACTCCTACAAACTTTAGAAGATTTGATAAGCAACAAGTAAATTTCAAACCTGACAGAACAGAAAATGGTAAGTTACTATTTTTAATTAAATCCGGCGTTTGGCAATTAACTGATGTATCATTATCTACGGCTTCTGAAACATCATTTTCTCCAAACGAAGTTACATTAAATGTAAATGTTCCAAATAAAATAGCAAACGAAAAATTTGAATTTAAATTTGAATTTTACGATATAAATAATAATTTTGTTCCAGTTGATTTAAGAGAA